CCTCTCGGCAACCACACCAGCCAGTACGCCGGAAACCTACTACTGTCGCCTGTGGACTGGTTCGTTAAGCAGCAATTAGGTATTAAGCACTACTTTAGATACTGTGACGATATCGTACTCCTGCACGATGACCGTGAGCTACTACTGGATGCCAGAGCACAGATTCAGGCTAAGCTGGCCGAGATTGACTTGGAGATTCAGGATAAAGTAGTTCTGCTTGATCTGGATAAACAGTACCTAGACTTTGTAGGCTACCGCATTAACCACCACGGCGTATGGTTGCGGAGCCGACTAGCTAGGAACTTTAAACAAGCCTGTCGCGATGGGAATCATAAGGCGTTGCCATCCTACTACGGATGGATGAAACACGCGAACGCCAAGCGACTATGGTACAAGCACACGAGGCAACACGAATGGAAACAGTAGTCGATAAAGAGCTACCACAGTTTGAGGCACGAGGCCAAGTACTCCGGGTTAATTTTCATGGTGCCACTTTCACAAGTGTAGCCGACGATGGTACAGAACGTACTATGTGGCGATACACTACCGCAGAGTTTCCAAAGGTGGCAAACCGAGACGAACGTATCGAGGCCATCCTGGCCACGCGGTACCCCACGTATGGTGCAGAGCTGGCGGCTATCAACAATGGTGGTGTTGAAGCAGACAAGTACCACACCTTTCGTACCGAGGCTAAGCAATTGGCCACTGAGTCTTTTAACGCGAGGTAATTTATGGCCGCCAACCAAGACAAGCTAGGGGAGCTGCATGCCCTCTTGGCCGAAATTATGATTGGGGAACTCCGCTGGTATAAGGAACAAGACCCACCTATTCCTGTACCCGCATCAGATAAGGCCGCAGTTGCCAAGTTCCTCAAGGATAACAATGTGACTTGTGACCCGGTGGATGATGATGCTATTGCGGAGCTACGTGAGGAGTTCCTACGGGAATCTGAGAAGCGCCGCTCAAAGGCCGCTGAGGCAGCAGGACTCGCTGCGGATGATATAGAGGCCCTGTACCACTAAGGAGGTTGTATGGACATTCGGGAACGCTTTGAACGCGCCCGGTTGATGCGCGATATGTACCCGGAGTTCAAAGACTTTTGCCGCGATGCCATGGCATTCCTGGGCTTTGATATGACCTGGATGCAGTACGACATCGCGGAGTGGATGCAGCACGGCCCGGACCTACAGATGACGGAGGCCCAACGCGGTGAAGCTAAGAGTACCATCGCGTGTATCTATGGAATCTGGGCGTTAATCCAGAACCCACAGTGCCGTGTGTTACTGGTCTCAGGCTCCCAGGATAAGGCCGACGAGAACGGCATGCTCATGCACGGCCTCATTGGCCGCTGGGATCGGTTGACGTATCTGAAGCCAGACAAGTACGCGGGTGACCGTGTGTCTACCTGTGAGTTCGATGTACACCACAGTTTGAAGGGTATTGATAAGTCCGCGAGTGTGAACTGTATCGGTATCACGGCCTCTCTCCAGGGGCTTCGTGCGGACGTTCTTATCCCCGATGACATTGAGACCACGAAAAACGGCCTGACTGCTACGCAGCGAGGGCAGCTGGAGGTGCTATCCCGCGAGTTCACCAGTATCTGTGATCACGGTCGCGTGATGTACCTGGGTACACCCCAAACCAAGGACAGTATCTACAACCGTCTGCCACAACGTGGTTTCCAGGTGCGTATCTGGCCGGGGCGCTTCCCGAACAAGGAGCAAGAGCAGGCGTACGGTGTGCATCTGGCGCCAAGTATCTTGGAGCGTATGGCCAAACTAGGTGACCGATGTCGATCTGGCGGCGGTCTAGATGGTAGTAAAGGATGGCCCACAGATCCTCATCGCTTCGATGAGTCTGCACTATGCGCCAAGGAGATGGACCAGGGGCCAGAGGGCTTTGAACTCCAGTTCATGTTGAACACTGCTCTCATGGATGCAATGCGGCAGCAGCTGAAGCTCAAGGATCTGATCGTAGGGGACTTCGCGCACGATAGTGTGCCGGAGGTGTTGACCTGGGCAGCAGACCCCCGGCTTCTCGTGCCAGCGCCAGCTGGCCTAGAGGTACTCAAGCCGGAGTTATATCGCGCCGGTAGTATGGCAGAACACTACACCAAACCCAAGAGCATTACGATGTGTGTGGACCCTGCTAGTGATGGGGGTGATGAGATGGCCTTCGCCATCGGTGGCGTTGTAGGCCCGTTCATGCATGTGCTCGGTTGGGGCGGGTATCGTGGCGGCTTTGCTGACACAAACCTTGAGAAGCTAGTACAGCTCGTCAGACGGTTCGAGGTAACCAACGTTGTAGTAGAGAAGAACATGGGTGCTGGCGCTGTGACGCGCCTGATCCAGAACTACTTCAATGGCCAGGACGAAGAGACTGGCAAGCGCCGGGTAACCGGCGTAGCAGTGACCGATGCGAATGCCTCCGGGCAGAAAGAGCGTCGGATTATAGACAGTATTCGCCCGGTTCTCCAGCGGCACCGGTTGGTGCTGCATAAGTCAGCCTTGGATATGGACGCTGAGCTGATTCGCGAGTACCCGGCAGATCGTCGTGTACAGTACTCTGGGCTGTACCAGATGCATAACATTACGACTGACCGAGGATCACTGACAAAGGACGACCGCATTGACGCATTGGAGCAGTTGGTCCGCCAGCTCGTAGACTTCCTTGTTGTCGATGAGGAGAAGGAGAAGCAGGTCCGCGAGAAAGCGGAACTCCAGAACTTCATAAATGATCCGCTGGGAAGTAATCAATTCAAACAGTCAAAATCTCACGGCCATCGCCATCGTGCGATTAGACGGAGGTTCGGAAGATGAGTACTATGGACTTTAATGTTGGAACCGAATCCGCGAAGGCGGGTATCGGACTAGGAGGGGCCGTTGTGTCTGTTGCAACTTTGAACACAGTGGTCAGCGTCCTGACTATTGTGTACCTGAGCGTAGTGCTCTGGAACGCAACCCCGAAAGCAGTTGAGACGTTCAAGCACTGGCGCGAGCGGTTGCGTAAGCGCAAGGGGGGTGAGTGATGGGTATTCGAGCCCGGTTGATCTCCGCAGGTGCTGGTGTGGCCCTAGCAGGCGCAGGCGCCTTCATTGGCGTCCACGAGGGGGAAGTACGGCAAGTGTATGGGGATGTTGGTGGCGTGAGTACGTACTGCTTCGGCGGTACCCAGCGTATTACCAAGCAGGAGTACACTGCGCATGAGTGTACTGAGCAACTCCTCCAGGATACCCAGTATGCCTTGGAGTTCGTACAGGCCAAAGTAGGTCGGGATATGCCCGGCTCTGTCCAGGTGGCTATGACGAGCGCCACGTACAATGCTGGTGTTGGTGCATTCAGCCGTAGTCCCATGCTCCCACACCTAAAGGCAGGTCACTGGGAAGACGCCTGTGCCGCCCTGGTTGCCCCTTGGAAAACTAGTAAGGGGGTTGCACGGGGTTGGCGGGCAACGGTGAATCTAGAGCCCCACAGGGGCCTTGAGAACCGCCGTCAAGCGGAGTACGAAGTATGTACACAGGACTTGCGATGAACTGGAAGTGGGTAGGTGCCGGGGTGCTGGTGCTGACTCTGGCTGGAAGTGTCTGGCTGAACCTCACTCTCCGAGAGCAAGTTGGCGCCCTTACGGAGCGAGCACAGGCCACCGAGCGGATTCTGGAGTGGGAGCGAGAACGCTCTGAGCGCTTCAGAGGCCAGCTCCTGGCTGTGCAGCAGGAGTACGAACCAGTGCGCCGGGAGGTGCAGAATGCAGTACAGAAGAATCCTGAGTGGGCTGCTGGGCGTGTTCCTGGTGCTGTCGTTGACAGCCTGTGCAACAAAGGGAATTGCGCCAGTACATCAGGGCGTGAAGTGCCCACATCCACAGATTGACCCGAGCAATAACGGCGGACTCAGTGCAGCCGTAGCCACGTACCAGGAAGCCCTGGACAGGTGTAATGCGCTGAACTATATTAAACCCAAGAAGGAAGATTAATATGGCTATTGAAGCTGCAACTCAAACTGAAATCGAAACTCTGCGTGACGAAGTGTTCAAGCTGGCTGTTATGGCCCAGAAGTTCGCACAAGGCGAGGCGGACCAAGCTGGCGCCCTGGCGGATGTGAATGCGCAGGTAACTGCCACCAAGGCTGCTGTAGACGCCGTAGACGCCGCTGTGTAAACAGTGAGGAGGTTGTATGGGTGTCCTGAAGAATATCCTTACAGGCTCCTGAAGGCATGTACGTCCTAGAGTACGGAAGACATTGACCCAGATAGGCGCTAAGAGGCGCTGTCTGGGCTTTCTTGTATCTAGGCGGTACGAATGTACTGCCTGGGTTTAACGTGGCGCTACGGCGCTCTGAGGAGGCTCTGTGGAGATTATTGATATGCTCTTGGTGGGTGTTGTAGTACTTAGCCTGGGCCTGTGTGCACTTGTGTACGGCTTTAGTGGTTGATCGGCTGCGTGTACTAACTCACTCCTAAAATTGGTGTGTCTATACAAAGCGGCTTCCCCACCTCATCAAGGCCGCAGTTCCCCGTGCCGGGTGCGGTTGCGTGAGCTGAAGTGCTTGACAGGGAGATTC